AGTAAAGACTCTGGTTCTCTTCCGGCTCTTCGCCGCCATCTTTGGGTTCCTGCTCTTCCTCATCGAAGAACTTGCCCATGTGCGACTTCAGTTCTTCAATGTTTTCGTGGTCATGCGCACCCTGCTCGGGATCATGCTTGCCCTGCTCGTCGATGCCGTGCGACTTCATACCGTAGCCGTCGTGCGAGACGATCATATGCTTGGAGCCGGGTTCAGCTGTGTGCATCGCCTCAGCTGCGGCGTGCATGTGGTCGCCTTCAGGCTGTTCGCCGGTATCGACGTGCGCGGGTGCTTTGGCGGCTTCGGGTGCAGCTTCGCCGCGGCGGCTGCCGAGGCGTGAAAGGGATTTAGGCATTTCCAAGGGTCTGCTCCTGTTCTGCTTGCTGCGCGGGTGATTGGTCGGGAAGCGGTGCGACTCCCGTTGCCGTTGTTCCGTCGCTGTATTCCTTGGTTTCGACGGTCGGCACGGAATCCAGAGTGGCCTCCCTCGCCGATTCCTCGGCGGCTATGGCGTCCAGATCAGCGGCGCTGGGTTCGGCGGGATCAACAACGCTCAGGAGTCCGATGTTCCCGTTTGCCGGCTGCGGTTCGAGGGATTCGGCTATGTGCGCTTCGATTTGGTCGGTGGTGGAAACCATGTTGCCCGGAACATGGTAGGCGGGCGTCAGCGCACCAGCGTGATAAGGCTGCGGGCCGTCCACCACATGCGGCAATCCGAGAGAAGGTGCACGCTCGGCGGCGGTTGCGTCCAATGCTGCTTGCTGTTCAGGGGTCATTCTTCCTCCAATACGTCGTTTGCCTTTTCGAGGGCTTCGCGTGCCTGACGCCAGTTTACACGCTTTGGCGCGGCTGGTTTCGCAATAATCTTCGGCTTTTCGGCTTCGGCTGTCAAACGTTGTTCAAGGGATACGATGCGCTCCTCGTGGTTTCCAATGCCGGGAATCGTTTCTTCTCGAATCCTGGAGTCCTCAGATTTTGCTTCTTCCCGCACTTCGGCAATGCGCCGATGCGCAGCCTTGAGAGCCTTCGCCAGCGTCAGATTCTCGCGCTCCAGCGCCTCAATGCCCAGCCATCTCTTTATCGTACCGACCATCTTCCCCTCCGCTTTGGCTTATTCCTCGCATCCGCCTCAAACTTGCGCATTGCAATGGACAACTGCGTCATCTGCTCGGCTGTCGGCGCCGCGTCAGGCGGAACAATCTGCGCTGCGATCTCCGCACGCCGCACCGGATCAGGAACCTTGACCGTCCCCAGCATATCAACCAGCCCGTAGCGCAAGCAATCGCCGCAATCGTCATACAGGTGGTCGGTCTTGCGGATGTCCTCGCCGCCCTTGTCTGAATCGTACTCCAGTGAAGGAATCGCCGCGATAGCCTCGGGGCACATGTCCGAGATAAACCAGGTGTCGGACTGGATCAGCGAGTACATGAACCGCCAACCAGAGACACGCGATCCGGGCGTCATATCGCACGGTTGCGGCTCGGGGAACGACTTTGCGCCCTGCTTGAGCAACTCGGCCGGCGTGTGTTGGCTGTTCTTCTTGCCGAATGCGTCTGCGGATAGAATCCACGCTTTCAGCTTCTCGCCGATGCTTTTTGTTTGGATTTCCTGTCCAAGTTCAATCTCGCTCGTATCTGTATCCGCTAAATTTGCAATATGTTCCCTATAAGTAAACACGCACTTTCGCGGCGCGTCCCAGTCGCGTCCCAGCAATTTCGCCTGCGCGGGGCTCACAAACCCGTGCGCGTGCCAGTAAACCGGGCTCGCGTGCTTGAATCCCCAGTCCTGACCGATCCAGTGCGGCCACCAGGGCTGTACGATTTGCATCACAATCGCGTGCTGTATCTTGCGCTCAGACTCCTCAAAGTTCACGAAATACTGCCCCTCGGGGATCGTCCAATCGCCGTCGAGGACAGCCTTGCGCTTCTTTTCGGGCAAGCCCTCTAATGAATCGCGATAGTCCTGCCCAAGGTACGGGTTGTCCTGCAATAGCGCCTGCACGAACTTAAATTCATGCTTGATCTTTTGGAGTTCCTTTGGGAACTTGCGATCAATCCACAGCGCCTTGACCCATTGCAATCCCTTGCCGGTCGGGTTGGTAGCTCCCAGAAAGCACGGGCGGGCGACCCCAGGAGTGCGCAATCGGAACAGCACCAAATCCTCGAATACCTCTCGATCATTCTCGGTCAGCTCCTCAATCGCAATGTCGCAGAATTCGGCAGACTTATAAGATGACGGATCGTATAAATTGCGCAGAGCGATGCGGCCGCCGCCGTATTCGTCCTTGACGAAATAGTTCCAGCCCTCGTCGCGGCTCTCTTTGAGTTCTCCTAGCCACTCGGGAAATTCGATCTTGATCTTCTTCGATTGCCGATCCCGCAGCGTGGGATAGTCTGAACTGAATAGGCCAACTGTCAGCCCGCGAATGCCTGTATCCGCAAACCGCTTGAGAAGTTGCCGCAGACACCACCAACGCAAGAGGTAGCTTTTCCCGCCACCGCCGGCGCCTCCGTACAGCACAAATCTATATTTATCAGTTGCTTCGATGCACTCTAACTGTTTTGGCGTTGGATTGATTAGGTCATCGAATAAATCGAAGTCCTCTATCGCGCCAGCCATATCGTCCCAGCAGTGATCGCGGCGCCAGCCTTGATTGCGTAATAGAGCCCAGGAGCAACCCGAACTGTCGCAACCGTGTCAGTCGCCGCGGTAACAGCGTTGCCAGCCTCGTTGTAAACGGGGAAGTACGTCGATCCATCGCTCTTATTGTCCGCGCTCGCCACAAGCGAGACGGTCTGCGATGATCCATTGACGATTGTCAGATCAACAGGCGTCGGCTGAGGAGTCAGCGACACAGCCATCGTGAGCGCATTCAGCGCCAGGTTCTCGCCGTTGAGCACAGACAGTTTGTCGCCGCTGGAAAGTTCTGTCGGGGTTTGTACTGCGCTGAATAACGGCATAAATCACCTCAAAGCGAGTTTATCACCGAACGATGACGCGCTTGATGCCGATCTCGCCGCTGACCTCGGCCTGGATCTTGTCGCCATAGTCGAGCGGGGCGCTTGGCTTGATGCCGCCGCGCAGCAGGTGCGAGGCCTCCCACTTGGCCTGGTCGCAGCGGAGCCGGTTGCGCTGGATGCCAGCCGCATCGATGCGAGTGATTCCGACCTCATCGGTGTACGTCGGCGTCTCTGCGGCGATTTCGTTCGCGTCTTCAATCCTGGATTCAACCCCCGCCCGGCGGGCTGCGGCATACCGCGCCCCAAAGCCGGCCGTGTCGCGCACAGCCCAGCGGGTCACCGTCCTGCGGCATGGATACCCATCGTCGGCGCAGATCGTGCGCAGACTCTCGCCGCCGCTCATGCGCACCAGAATTTCTTCGGCGATTTCGGGATTGTAGACTTCGAGCATCAGCGCACCCTATGCCTCGTGCCGTCTGGTGGCTAGATCGATTCCCTTGAGTTCGGCCAGCCCTCTGTCGTGCTCGGAAATCTTATCGTTAAAATATTTGTTGTCTACGCTTTGGTCGGCGAACTGCTTATCGTGATCCGCAACCTTTTGCGTGATCTTTCCGCCATGGAAAGAGACGACGGCAAGGGTTGCCAGCGATGCGATGATTGACCCGCCCGCCATGATTGAAGAAAGCGCGGTACTTCCCAATTCGGCCTGTATCATTGCTCCTCCCGGTTGAAGGTTCGTCGACGCAGTTAAAGCTTGTCCTTCGCTGCCAACTCTGCCGCTTTGAGCTTGCTTTCGATGTAGGCCTTGAACTCGCCGTAGTCGCCGCGCACGACAGGCGCAAGCCGCGTGCCTAGGAAGAATGCCACGAAAATCGCAATTGAAATCATCAGAAACTGCACCATTTTGAAACCTCACAATCTGCGTTAGAGTTTACCATCTGCGCCTACTGAGGGCGGCTGAACCTGGTCCTGTGCGTTCGGCGCGCGGTTGTTGACGGCATCGCCGCCGGTCTTGATGAGAGTCAGGGTGCCACCGAGCACTGTCGCAAAGGTTGCGGCGGACCCGACAAAAGTCACAATGTCCGTCATGGTCACAGGGCTATGGGTCTTGATGACGAACCACGCATAAAGACAAACCAGCGCACTGACCCAGGCCAGAACGTGGCTGACGATCAGCACGAGCAGAACGCGCGTGTTGCTCACGCTTCCATCTTTGTCGCTCAGTTGCGACCGGAGAAAACCTGCTGCCCAGTTGCCGTTCATTTGGTCAGCCTCCCTGCCGCATACGCAGTACCTGCTGTGACGGCTATCACAATTGCATCGTGCTTGAATCGCTGCCAGAACGTTCCGCCCTTGGCTGTGGCCTCCCAGGTATCGCGCTCTTTGGTCACCGCGGCGAGTTGGCTGGCTGCGTCCTGCTGGATCACCGCGGCGCTGGCTGCATTGAGTGAGCAGGCGCTAAGCTTGGCGCTGGACTCGTCGCAATCGAGCTTGTACGCCTGGAATGCGGGAATGTCAGCCTGCGGAATCACGATCTGCTGTGTGGCTGGAGCGGTGGGCGTGGCCGGTACCGCTTGGACCTGGACCTGCGCGGGGAGATTGGGCAGTTTGTTGGCGACTGCGGCGGCCTGCGCCGGGGTGACCACGATGGTGCGCTGGCTGGCAATGGAGGAAAGTTGCGCTTTGAGACTGCTGGCTGTCTGCTCCTCGTCGGCTTTGGCTTGTTCGATGCTCTTCTGCGCGGTGGCGATGACCTGCTGCTGTGCAGTCTGCACGCTCTCAGCCTTCAGCCGCGCATCATGCTCTTGCAGCCACTCGTACCCGCCCAGCACGATTGCCAGCCCAAGCACCACGCCGATACCGATTGCCGATGCACGCGAGATCGTCACTACACCACCTCCAGCACATTGCACACGCTCAGCCCGGCGGCGATCTGATCGCGAATGAAGCGCGGGGCGACAATGCAGCCCTCACTTGCCGAGTGGTCCAGCGATTCGTT